ACCTGAAGAAGAACGACCAGCTCCCGTTATTGTTCGCGGCTCAATTCGCCGAGCAATGGGGCCGAACGACCAAGCGCTACTGCCACACCGGCCACCGTCACCACCTGGAGGAGAAAGAGCACTCCGGGATGATCGTGCTCCAGCATCCGACATTGGCAGCTAGAGACGCCTACGCGGCTCGTGGGGGATGGCACGCGCTGCGATCGGCAACGGCTGTCACCTATCACAAGGCTTACGGGGAGGTCGGACGTTCGTCGGCTAGTCCGGAGATGCTGGCGGCATGACCCCCCGCACCCGCATCATCGGCGATCGCCACCGTATTATCCTCGCTGAACACCCGAATAGTGCCTACATCGCATCATCGGTTGATGGAGCAAGTGTGGGAGGGTTTTACACACTTGCCGAGATTGACGACATAATCACAGAGCTATGGATTATCAGAAGGCGAATAAGAAACAGCCTTCGTCCGTAGCAATGCGTCGGCCCACTTTACGTCAGCCCACGATTTAAGGGCGGCCATGTCTCCAGCGTGAAGTTCTCGCTCCTTCTGAATGGCCTCGTATGCCGCAAACTCCGCTGCCATGGCTATGGCTCGGCGAACGTCGTCAAGGTTCTCAATGCGCCCCGGATCGAAATGCTCTTCGACAACCTTGCGAGCCACCGCAACGGCAACCTGCCGGTCTCGCATTTCCAGGCGCTGACCCTCCAAGTCGAGCATCATCATTTCAGTAGCGGTTTTAGGCTCATCGCTCATGTCGTCCTCCATACGCCGGATCGAAGCCTTTGGTGAAGACCCCGGAGAGGGACTTCATCGCGAAGCGACGAGAGCCGGATAACGTTCAAAACACAGCAATCACGGAATTATGGGCTATTCGGAGACGGATTAGGAAGCGCTCCTGTTGAGGGTGTGGATCGCAATGTCCCTCGCCGTCATACCGGCCCACTTAATGTCCCGCTCTGGCGCTCGGTCGATTATCGCGTTCAGCGCCTCTTCCAGCTTATCTACCCTTGATAGTAACGCTTCGATGGCGCTCGCATTACGCAAGCACGAATCACAGCCACACGCCCTGAGGTCCAAAATAGTCCCCTCGATCAGCTTGCGTTCGGGTGTGTCGGTACTGGGAGGTGGCTTAGGGCAATCGCACCCGCCAGTCTGCCCGCACTGTGAACAGTATCCGCTCATTCCTGTTCCCCTTCTCGTATGTCGGTCATTGGGTCAGCCTCGCATAATAGAAGGGCGTTCGCTCATCTTGGCGATCCACTCCTCGTAAGTCAGCGGCCAGCCTTTGATGACTTGCTCTCCGCCTTTGTGCTGGGCGATCCACGGCGCAGCACCAGCGGCCTTCCCAGCGGCAAAAGCCTCGCGAAGTTGGCGCTCAAAGCTCACCGTGAGCATCATTCCTCCTTACTCCTTTGCTAGTGCCCTGAGTGCGGCTCGGAATGTTTCAGCGGCTTTTTCAACCAGATCACTCCAACGATGCGCGAAGCGGTAATCATCCGCAGCTTCGTCGGCTGATCGGGACGCCAGTTCCAGCAGTGCGGATTTATTCATGGCTGGTGCGTCCAAGGGCTTTGCGGGCTACGTTGATCAGGTGTAAGAACGAAACGTGATTCAGCGTTCGTTCCGATACCGACTTTATCCGACGAAAGAGCAGGCCGAGACGCTGGCCCAGTTCGCGGGCGTGACGCGATACGTCTACAATCTCGCGCTGGAGCAGCGACACGCATTCGGCAGAAGGAACCGGCCTCTCAACTATTCGACGCAGGGGCGAGAAGTTACCGAGCTGCGCCGGACTGTCGATTGGATTGGGGCGGTCCCCAGTTCCGCGCTCACCCAAGCTCTCAGGGACTTGGACAAGGCATTCGCGGCCTTTTTCGCCGGTCGGGCTCGCTACCCGCAACCGCGCAAGAAGGGCTTGAACGACGCCTTCAGATGCCAGTTCAAGGCGATGGCTGTGAGGCAGATTAATCGCCGCTGGGGAGAGGTGCGCGTTCCTAACCTTGGCTGGGTGAAGTACCGCAACACGCGGGATGCCAGAGGAGTGATCCAGAACGCTACCTTTAGCCGAACTGCCCTTGGCTGGTTCGTGAGCTTTGCCAGCGTCATTGAGCACGAGGCTGCGCCGAGCGCGCTCCCAACTGTCGGCATTGATCGCGGCATCGCCAACACGCTTGCGCTGTCCACCGGCGAGCTTCTGTCCACGCCGGACCTCTCGCACCTGGAGCGCCGGAAAAAGCGAGCGCAGCGCATTCTTGCTAGACGTGTCAGAGGCTCCAATCGTTACCGGAAGCAGAGGCGAAGGCTCGGCAGGATCACGGCAAAGATTGCGCGTTGCCGCGCTGACTGGCGGCACAAGGCCACACTCGACATCGCACAGCGGTTCGGAACGGTCGCGCTGGAGGATCTTCGCATCGTCAACATGACGGCTTCCGGCAAAGGGAAACGCGGCCTCAATCGAAGCATTCTTGAACAGGGCTGGGGCGCGTTTGAGCGCGTCCTGTCCTACAAACTTGAGGAACGCGGCGGGACGCTGGTGAAAGTCAGCGCCGCCTACACATCGCAGCAATGCTCGACGTGTGGAACCATCGACAAAGTGAGCAGAAAGAGCCAATCCAGCTTCGCTTGTCGGCACTGTGGTTTTACGGCTCACGCCGATCACAATGCTGCCATCAATATCCAACGGCGAAGCGCGCCGTTGCTGCCCGTGGAGGCGTCCCGTTGGGGAGCCGACGAAGCGGGAACCATCAATCATGCGATTGCCGCGTGAGGACGTTGAGTCTAGTTGTGTGTGGGTTCGGACACGCCAGCAGCTCAGTGTTTGACATTATGAGTCTCCATGTGGGGTTTGAGACTGGGCTAAACGGACGCTGCTCAACGTGTGGTAATACCAGCTATGCAGGAAGCCTCTCTGGATCGCATAAGGGTCTAGGCGTTCGTGCCAGTGCCGATGCAGCCAGATTGCTCGTCCAGAGCGCCCGTTTCCGTCTGTGAATGGATGCAGAGTTTCATAGGCGACGTGTTGCCTCCAAGGATCGCGCAGTGCGATAATTGATCGCAGATCGGCCTCGATTTGCGGCCCGCTCGGCGGTGCTATATGACTACCGACACGCACTCCCGGCACGTTCGTCTTATTGCGAAACCGAGCGTTGGGTTGAAGGACGGAAACCAGTTCGACTAGCGCCGCGATCGTGATAGGCCCGTCAAGGAACTTCCGGTGCGCCTGAATATGGGCGTCCGTCGTTTCCTCGATACCCTCGATGTAGTTGCTTTCCCGAACGAACGGCCCGAGAATCCCCGCATCTTGTGGCATTTCACCTACCTCCTTTGTTGGGGACGGGTGGGGATTGGCGAGCAGAGTCGAGAACGGTCATTGCGGCATCGAAAAACCTTCGCCTGTCCATCACCGTGTTCTCGATCACCCCTAGCCGTGCCATCTCGTTCACGAGCGATAGCGACCAAGACAAATCTCTGAGATCGCGTTCGTCAGCCATTTACATCTTCTCCTGTGGGGTTGCGGAGGAGATCATTGCGCGTCCAGCAATTCGCGACACGCCTTGCGAACTAGACGGTCGCCAAGCTGAGCTTTCCATGTGCGGATAGCGAGCTTACCGGCCAAAACCGCGTCCAGTCTCGTGTAGCCCTTTGGGAATGATCGGTCCGGAGCCTGCCGGAGAATAGAAACGATCCCACGCTTATCGACGTATTCCCCTATCCACCATTGAGTGTTGCACACCGGATGCTGCTCATGGAGTCGGAGAATGCCATCCCCAATCGACACCCTATCGTCACAATCAAAAGCTTTCATGTGGTCGCTCCATATAGACAGGGGTTCAGGTTCGCCGTGAACCTCGCACCGGGAACGGGAAAAGAACATCGGCCATCAGAGCGCATCGGCCCTCCAGAGAAAACCTCCAGAAAACAACGTGTGCCGCTAGGGGAAACGCGTTCGGGAGGCAGGGGCCGGAGGTTCGAATCCTCTCTCCCCGACCATCTATTTACTAGAGGGAATCGCCCCTCCGAGCAAGCGAAATAGACAGGGGCCGGGGCCACCGTTTGAACCTTCCGGCTCATTTTTTCTCCAGTCTGAGGTTCGCGGAAACGCGCCTCAAATGGTCTGGAGAAAAGCGGGCGTAATGCTTCTGAGTCGTCCGGTCGTCGTCGTGGCCCATGTATTGCGCCAGCTCGGCCATGCTGGCTCCACCCTCTGCCGACCATACGGCTCCAGTGTGGCGAAGCATGTAGGGCGTCACCCGAATCCCGGCCCTTGCCGACGCTGCCTGAAACGCTTTCTTGATGCTGCCAATGGGCTGCGCACCGCGTTCGATCACATACTCGCTCTGCGCTCCCCTGTGCGCCTCTCTCAGTGCCTCCATCGCCTCTTCGTTCAACGGAACTACGGGTCGGCGCTTCTTCGTCTGCTTGCGACCCGGCGGGTTGAGATTGATGGTCGCGTGATCCCAATCGACCTGATCCCAGGTAAGCTCCAGAATTGCCGATGGCCGCGCCATCGTGTAGATTGCGAGACGGACATAGAGCCTCGCGTGCGGCGCTTTGACCTCTTTGAACCATCGGGCAAATTGAGCACGAGTCAGGTGCCTAAGCTGGCGCTCGGCAGCAGCGGGCCTCCACACTTCGTTGGCCTTGTCGATCAGCTTCTGCTTGGCAGCCCAACGTAGGGCAACGGCAAGCATTGAAAGCTCATAGCGGGTGGTCGCTTCGGCCCGGTTGCGGCGGCGCACATAGTCCCGCGCCATCTCCCGATCGATCAGCTTGGGATCGACGGTAGCCCAGAAGCCCTTCATTGCCTTCCACGCGTCCCGCTGGCGGCTTGTCGAAGCAATGCCATCTGCTTCACGGGCGTCCATGTAAGCCTCCACGATGCGCCCTACCGTCCACGGGCTGTCGCCGCCCTCACGCCATCGTCGGCGCGCCTCTGCCTCGGCTCCCGGCCTATCGGCGGCATATAATCGGCGGCGCACACGCTTCCCGTCCGCGTCGTAATAGACGACGGCCCAAGCTCCCCGGAATCGCTGGATTGTGTAGTCTGACACTCGAACCTCGCGACCTCCTCGGGCGATATGCGTATAAGCGTCCCGAGCCGGAAACAACCGAGCCGCCCATCAGCGATGGCTTTGCGGATCACGCCCTCGGAGCAATCCCAATGCTCGGCAAGCGACGAAACGGTGTAGGCTTTAGACATCAGTGTTGTCCGGTGGTGGTGACTGTGTGCCTGATGATGGTGGTGTTTGGGCGTCCCGAACGCGCTTGTCCTTGAGGTCCGAATAGGCCGCGCGCCATAGGGCAGCGAAGGTGAGAAAGACCGCCGCAACGACCAAGTGCAGTAAGCCCGACCCAGGAATCGTCATGATGGCATACACGACGGCCCACACGATCAGCGCAAACAGCGCCAATCCGACAGTTACGAGAAATGCCAGCAATGCCGACTTGAGAGCCATTACGCGGCCCTCCGGCAACGAGAGCATTTGCACCGCATTTCATGAAGATCGCCGTGCACCCAACGCCTGTGCCACGGTGTCTGCCAATTAGGTCTGGACATGAAAGACCTCTCTACCTCGCGGCTGTTTCGGAAGATCATGCTGCCTCCTGAACGTGAACGCCTTTTTCGGCGCAGTATTGAAGAATAAACTCGATCAGATCCGTCATTTGATCCTTCGTCATTCGAGAGGATCTGAACCCGAGTGGGAACGGTTTGCCGTCAAGCCCGACCTCGAACTGGACCGCGTGACCGCAAGCTTGCATGAACAGGCACTTCCACACGTCCGGCGTGTGTGTTCGGCCATCGGGTTTCGCCCGCGACACGTCCGACAACAGCGCCCAGAGAAGGTTATTCTGCTCGCTTGAGCGCGTTTCCGGCCTGATGTTCACAAGCGCACGGTCGGGAGCCTGGTCGATCAGCGCCTTTGCCCGCTCGCGATTGAGGCGGCTGACAAGGCGGATGGTTTGGCCGATCATTGGAATGGGTTGTCCAGCTTGTGCCGATGCGGTGAGCGCTCATAGAACTCCCGCGCCCGCTCCAGCATTGAGAAACCGTATTTCCGCTCGAACGTCTTTTCGCCGCGATGGCTCTCCGAGTGATGTTCGCGGCAGAGGCTTATCGTGAAAGCATCCGAGCTTTTCTGCGACGTTCCCCGCGTCGATGCGCGGTTCACATGGGCTACCTCGATAGGCATCAACTGACAGCCTGGGACGGAGCAGTAATGGCCGCGAACCCAGTCGCGATGCGCCGTTGAGCGCAGCCGTGGCTTCGGTTTGAAGTGGTCGTCTCTGAGGCGCCGCGGGAGCATCCTAGAATGGGACTCCGTCATCCAGATCATCGATTGGCCTGCCAGCGAACGGAGTCTGCCGTTGCGAACCGTTGTGTGCTTCCTTCGGCTTGAACGACAGGCTGATCCACTTGTCGCCGTTGGCGCGTTCCTTGGTCCAGCCCGACGCCCAGTATTCGACGCCGCCAATCATCACCGTCCCGGTTAGGGTCGGGTGGCTGTCCTTCTCGCGCTTGTCGTTCTTGAATAGCGACCCGCTAAGGTCGCGCTGTTCGTAAGCCACTATGCTGCCTCCAGTTGCTGTTCGTATCGGACGCGGAGTTGCGCCACCGTCTCGTCGATTTCGGCAAGGAAGCCGCGAACCGCGGTTTCGATCTCGCCAATCAATTCTTCGTCGCGGTCCACGCGCTTGACGAACAGGCGCATCCGTTCGGGAAGCCGGTTGTCGTAACTGGCGAAGTCGCACCATTGACGGCCAGTGCAGGCCATCTGGAATTGCATCTGCTTCACATACTTGTCAGGAATAACCCCGCCGAGCAGCGTTTCGATGTGCGTGGCGCTATTGGGGCATTTCAGTTCCAACAGTCCGTCGTCGCCGATCAGGCCATCGGGAGACGCGCCGGCCATCTCAATCGACGGGTGCGGCATGAAACCAACCTGGACCACGTCGCGGTCGATGTAGAACTCGTAAGCCCGCCTAGCTTCCGGCTCCGTCTCGGTCCCGTGGATCATGGCCGCATTGGTGAATGACGGCGCGACACACCCGGTCAGCCGCTCGCAAATGAGTTGTGAGGCATAGTTCGCCTGCGAGGCTGAATAGCCGCTCTTGGTGCGAGCCATGAGGTCCGCGATCCGTGAGGCCGTGACTTTGCCGCAGCGCTCTTGCAGCCATGCGTCTGTACCCTGCGCGTTCACTTTGCCATCTCCGGTTCGCGCTGCTTCTTCTTCGCGTCCAGCGCCCGCATGGCCGCGTCAAACTGGTCAGCCGGGACTTCCTTGAGACTGGCAATCCCGAAGTAGGCACAGAACCTCGCAAGGTCCGCGCCGACCGCGTTGGCCTTGTCCTGAAGCGCGTGAAGCTGATCCTCGTTTACCTTGGCGTTGCTAGCGACTTCCGGCGTCGATCCGTCCGCGTCGTTGTCGCCCTCTGTCGGAATTGCGAACGTCATGAAGGCCGCGTATTTGTAGGCAGCGGACATGGCCTTGTTCGTCGCCTTGTCGCTGCTATCCATTGCCTCGCCAAAGGTGGCTGCGGTGTGCGTGGTTCCGTCGAGAGCCGACACGAAGTCGAACTCCGCGTGGACCGTGACATAGAACAGCGCGCCGCCGTTCTTGCTCTGGCGCTCGATCACTTCGCGCTGGACAACACGGGGGATCACGACCAACTTGTGAGCGGACAGCAACGGCGACAGTGCCGCGTAAACGTCGTCAATGCCTCGGAAGTTGTAACCGGAGCCCTGTGTGTTGCGGCGGCTCTTGGCGATGCCGACCTTGGCAAGCTCACCCTGGATTTCCGCTATCGCCTGATAGACGTGCGGCGTTCCAGATTTCACTTTCGTTTCCGCGTTCATCATCACTACCGGGACTGTTGACCAGCCCCGGCTCCCTCGTTGGAATCCTTGATTGCGTTGAATTTCGCCATGTGCCGATCGAAGGCGGCGTAATCGCGTTGCTTGAGAGCGGCCGCAGCCCGATCCCATTCGTCGCCCATCTCCATGAATTTGGAGATTGCGAACGTAAGCTCGGGTGTCTGTGCGCTCTCTAGGAGAGATGGGATGGCGTTCATGCCGATTGCTCCTCGAACCAAGCGTTGATCTCCTCGATCACGCCGATGCGCGTGCGAGCGAACACTTGCTCGCCGTTGCCGACCCATCCATCTTCCTCGCCTTCCCAAGAGGCGTCGAAGTTTGGCCCGGTTGCGCTCCAGTCGAAGTCGCGAATGGGTGTCGGTGGAGGATCGAATGAGAGTGTCCAACCGCGATAAGTGTCGGCGTGGCACTCGATGCAGCGCGGCCATGCGGTTCGATGCTTGCAAATGTTCATGCTGCCTTCCCCAATCTGGCCCGCTCGGTCATCACGTAGCGAGCTGGTGGAATTGTCTCCTCCACGATCCCGACAGACGCGAGAGCGGCGGCACGAAGCATCTTCCCGCACTTGCGACTGTCTCCAGCGTCACGGGCGGCGGTGTATTCAGCCAGCCATTCGGCATCGGCCTTGCGCTCGGCTTCCGATTTGAACGGCAGACCGAACTCGCGGGCGGCTCGATCAAGGAACTCGGATCGAGTTACTTTCGAGGAGTCGGCGGTGAGAAGGCGGGTCATGCCAGAACCGCCCAAATCCACGCCAGCAGAACACTGATCCACATTCCAGCAACACAGCCGACAATGGTTCCGGACCAGAATCCTCGACGGAACGAAGCGTCTTTCTCACGCTCCACACGATCATGGTGAGAACGGTAGAACTGGACCTCGTTACGAAGCCTGCGCCATTCGTCCTCGGGTGTGCCGATGGCTCTCGCGTCCTTCATTGCGCGGGCGATGCGGCGAAGGGGGATAACCTTGGCGGTCATGACCGCACCGTCTGCCGGCGAAGCGCGTCAATCGCGTCCATCGCCTTATCTTCGGTGGGGAAGTAACCACTGTGGAAAGTGTTGCCGGCGTCCTTGAAGAAGTAGCCGGCGCCGTCCTTGTGAATGTCGAAGCCGCGATAGGTTGTGCCGGTATCGGTCTGCATCTCTTCCTCCACGCTTGTGCGTTGAGGAGAGTTGATACGCTTCGTATCGTAGACTGTCAATACATCATGTATCAGATTTTTTGCTATTCGTTCCCGGCTCGGAAAACTCCGGAAGGGGGAACGTCATGAAACTAGCTTTGATTGCGCTCGCGGTGGTGGCACTGCCGGGGGCCGCGATGGCCCAGACCTACGTCCACGGCTACACGACGAAGAACGGAACTTATGTGGCTCCGCATTACCGTAGCTCGCCGGACGGCAATCCATACAATAACTGGTCAACCGTGGGGAACGTCAATCCCTACACAGGGCAAGTTGGAACCAAAAACCCGTATAGCAGCTACAACAATCCCTATAGTGTGCCGAGTTACGCCCCGCCAACTTACACGGCTCCGGCAATGCCCTGCATCTACTGCTCAACCACGCAAACCCAGACCGATTCGAGCGACGACAGCAGCAGCCCTTATTGAGCCACTGATTTAATGAGGCCCATGCGGCGCAACAGATCCAGCGTGCGCGGCGGATAGGCGGACAGGACAAATCCAATCACCTGAACCGTCTCTCCGTCCGTGGGCTGCTCCACATCAGGCCCGCGATATTCGACCGGCTGAAATTCTGCCTTTGTTGATCGTGGCACCAGCCAGAGCTTGCCGTGATCCTCGCGAAACTCCTTCACGGTCATTTCGCGTAGTCCATCTGGCCTGATGCGCTCAACAATCACGTGGTCCCCGGACTTCGGCGGAACTCCGTCCTTGAAAATCGACACGCAATCCAGAACCGACCCCGGTTCGTAAAACTCGTTCATCGATAGCCCAACCACGACCAGGCCGAATCGCTTTGCTCCCGGTATTGGCGACGGCATGTTCTCAATCACGAAGGTGCGTTCGTCATTCCAGTGCTCAGAGGATCGCCAAGCGCCAGCTTCCACACTTCCGTTCACAAGCAGCCTATCATCGTCGCTGATTGGCTGAGCGGGGTCTTTTTCCACCCGATCCAAGCCCAGCAGCCAGCCAGCTCGCACCTTGAACGCGCGACCGTATTTCTTGGCTGCGTCGGGGCCGAAACTTCGCGTGCCGTTTTCATGGTGCCTATAGGCGGACGGATTCCACCCGAACGCCTCTGCGGCCTCCTGCGCGGATTCAAACCCCGCATCGATTCGTGCCTGCCTTAGTCTTTCAGCCTTCGTCGCCATGTAATCTGCGATACGCGGCGGAACGATACAATGGGGATTGCAAAATGCGATACGGTGCGTATTATACGCGCTTATGGCCAACATCGATCGGATTTACAAAGCTTGGGGCAACGCCGAGGAGATGGCGTCGGACCTCGGTGAAAAGGGTGTCACGGTTCGGCAATGGCGCAACCGCGGAAATATCCCTCCCGAACATTGGGCGCGGATAATCGAGAAAGCCGCAGCGCGCGGCACCGATCTGACCGTTGAGGACTTCGGCCCCAATCCTGAAGTGCTGGCAATCGCAAAGGCCGTTGAAGCCGAGAAGCGGGCCGCAGCATGAGGGAGCAGTTCGTCTATTTCGCTCGCGTTGTGGGAACTGTCGGTCCAATCAAGATCGGCTGTTCGTGCTGGCCGGCAAATAGGGTCAGGCAGCTCGGTATAGACACAAAAACCAACTGCGAAGTGATCGCGGAGATTCCCGGCTCCTTCCTTCTGGAGCGCAACGTCCATCTCAAGTTCGCACATCTTCGGTGCGATGGTCCGTCGCGTGCGGACAGAGACGCGCCAATCGCTGGCGCGACGGAGTGGTTTCAAGCAGCCCCCGATCTTCTGGCGTTCATCGAACAAGCCAAGAAAATTGGGGAACTTCCACTCACATTGGAAGACTGTCGGGAACGCATATTCGCGGCCCGATACATGTCCGGCGAGACTCTCAAGCAGATTGGCGATGACTACGGACTGACACGCGAGCGAGTGCGTCAAGTTCTCGCCTCCATCGGCGTTAAGCGGCGCACACTGACCGAGATTGCATATGTGAACTCGCTCAAGCGCCGCAAACGGAATGAAGAGTGGCTGGCGAGCTTCGGCCAACGGAGCGCAGCATGAGCGCTCTCACCACCATAGCCAAGCTGGCGAAGGCTGATGCTTTGCTTCTCGTTGGCTGGACCGCTGGCTGCATAGCCGGAGGTATTTGGGTTGCTGTCTGTCTGACGGTTCCCAAGCTGGTTCCGATACTGGTTGCAAGGTTCTTGTAGGCCGTGGCGCGGGGGACAATCACAGGACTCGGCGCGGGACAGCGCAACGATTGGGCGACACCGCCAGAGATTTTCACGGCACTTGGCTGTCGCTTCGACCTTGATGTTGCCGCTCCAATCGATGGGCCGCTTCATGTGCCCACTACAAATTGGTTCAGCGAGAACGCGCTGGAGCGCTATTGGTATGGCTTCGTCTGGATGAACCCGCCGTTCGGTGGGCGCAACGGCGTCCGTCCTTGGCTGGACAAGTTCCTCGACCACGGAAACGGGCTTGCGCTCACCCCGGACCGCGTGTCCGCTCCATGGTTTCAGGAGTGTTGGGATCGCGCTGACGCTATCCTGTTCACCCCGAAAACACCGTTCCTCCTGCCTAGCGGAAAAAGGGCCGGAAATCCAGCTTTTGGCAATGCCATTTGGGCTTGCGGCGAGAGGGCTATTGCTGCCGTTCGCCGTGCAGAAGCGCGCGGGTTCGGCAAGGTCGCAACTCGCGATCTCGCGGAGGCCGCGTAGATGGACGGCAAATTCTGCATCAACTGCGTTTGGTTCTCTCATGAGAGCCATGGGTATGACGGTTATGATCTGTGCCGCCGCAGACTTAGCGACCGCCGCGACCCTGTAACTGGAAAGTTCAACGATACTCTGGGAGCCGATTGTTCGTGGGAACGGAGATCTGATCGCACACTGTTCCGCAGGCGAGAGCGATGCGGGCCGTCTGGCAAGTTCTACGAGGACCGCCGGTAAATGGAACCCGCCTCCATCATCTCCCTTATTCTGTGGTTCGCTCTTCTCGGATCGGGAGCGTGGTTTCTCGTTAAGCCAAGGCGAAGTGACGCACCCACGATCTATGGGGACGTGCCTCATCTGCCGTTTGATGCCCTCGGTCATAACGAAGGCGCAACTATCCGATGAACGGCGCAACTTTCCTTTGCCGACCGCAGTCACAGGTGCTGGGCGACGTTGGAACCGCCCTCTTGCAGATCAAGAACGCTCGCGGCCTCACTCTAGAGGACATGGGCCGGGACATTGGCGTGTCTCGCGAGATGGTCGCTCAATACATCGCTGGCGAAGCGGAGATGGGCTTTACCAAGTGGTTTCGAGCGAAAGACGTTTATCCCGAGCTTGAGGAGCTGATTGCCGAAACCGCTGCGGATCGCGCGGCCAAAGCTCGGCAACGTGCGCTCGACTTGGAGCTTCCACGGAAGCGAGGTGGCGCATGAAGTGTGGGTGGTGCCTCAAGGAAAAGAAGCTCAATTTCTACTGCGGCAAGCGTGAGTGGCGTTGCAAATGCAGCAACGATTATCGCTCGCCAGTTGAGAAGCGCCGCGACCGTTTCCTGAACAAGTATGGCGACGACCCAACAGCCTATACGGGCAAGGTTCTCGCCAAGATGGCCGCTGATGGCCTGTTCGACATTACGGC